TCATGTGCTGCCTATGCCACTACAAGCCTCGCGGACTAACCAGCGGATCTGCGACTTCTGGCTAGCTTCTAGCTCCGCTAACAGCAGCGCGTATTCCAACAAGCCATTCCAATCACCTTTGGCGTGCAATGCTCGTAATGCACTTGCATTGGCTGCGCCATGGAATTGTGCTTCCATTGTATGAACTAATGGATTCATCGTGTCCCCATCATTCAAAAGCTACCTTAACGAGATTGCGCGGTATCCACTGCTTACAGTGGACCAAGAGATCCAATACGGCAGGCGTATCGCCAGGATGCGTGAGCTGCAAGGGTTAGAGCGCCCGCTGACTGATGCAGAGCAACGGCTGGTGCGCAGCGGTCTGCGTGCCCGTGAGCGGTTTATGCAATGCAACCTACAACTAGTGGTCCATGTAGCGAAGAAGTACGAAAACCGCAAGCGCAAATCACTTGAGATAATGGACCTCATCCAGGAGGGCAATATCGGATTAGCCCGTGCTGTTGAGCTGTTTGATTCATCACGCGGTTACAAGTTTTCAACCTATGCCTACTGGTGGATAAAACAAGGCATCCAACGTGCACTATCGCAAAGTGATGCAATGATCAGATTACCGACTGGGTTGCATGAGCTTTTAGCTAAGGTTGCTCGTACTACATCAGAGCTTAGCCATCACATCGGTCGCACACCAACACTGGCAGAAATAGCAGACCATATCGATGTTGATGTAAATGCAATCCACGATGCACTACGCCGCAGCCATGCGGTGTATAGCTTAGATTCAATAATGGCAGGCAGCGAAACTTTATCGTTGATCGATATGATTGCTGACCCGCAGTCATTGATTGATATGGATGAGATTAGTATCAGCCATCAAGCGCAGGAAATGCTTGAGTTGATTGATAAGTATTTAGACGACCGCTCAAAGTTCATAGTGCGCAGCCGTAGGCTACAGCAACCACTGACGTGGGCTGAGATCTCAGCAAAGGTTGGTGTTGCGCCATCACGGGTGCAGCAACTTGAACGCATGGCGCTGTTTAGATTAAAGATGATGCTTAACAAAGGCAAGGAGCTTAATGACACACCACTTGGCAATTGCAACCATTGAACATATCGGCAGCATATGGCGAGTATGCGCAAATGGGATATGTAAAGAGCACCAGCAAGAATGGCAGGCAAAGGTGTTTTATCATCAGATGATCAGTAATCCCAACGCACACGCGGTCGCCCAGCGCGAATGCCAAGATGGATGAATCCTTTAGTGGCGCCGTAACCTAAAGAGAAAGGCCACTTAGCATCGCACCAATCTTGCACGGCCTTTACGGGTACTCCGCTGATAAAAAAGTCAATGGCACCGCATCCTGGTTTATAAAGATGCTCGCTATTGCTGGCGCCACCGACTGCTTGGTTCACATTTTCTGGCCGGTTACCGCTGGTGATAATGATTGGCTTGTTGCCGAATTGAGTTCTGGCTTTCTCGATAAAAACGCACAATTCAGTGCAGATATCACACTGAGCTTGGCTAGCAAAACGCCTGCGCTCTTCATTGACGCAAACCTCACCGTAAGTGATGTGCGTTGTAATGAGCGCAGTAAAAGGCGACGCAGGGGTAAAACGCGGCGCTGATTGCTTGCCGATAAATAGCTCTACCTCGGCAGCGCGACGGCGTGTCAATCCTGCTAATGGCCTACCGTTTGCCTTGTCCCATTTAGGTAGCTCCTGCGGGATTACAACTTGCGCTGACTCGCCTGCATTAAGTCGGCGGCGTAATGTAGATTCTTCTACAGCGCCACCACCTACGTTATATAGCCAGCTAAGCAGTGCAGCTTGCTGGTTGCCGCCGTAGTTTTTGGCTGCTGGGATAAGCGCATAGAGCTGCTCTGCAAACCGCTCTACGCTGTTGCGCAGCATAGTGTCAGCAGTGACCTGGCTGATCTTGTCGCCTTGTCTGACAGGGCGCCCGTCGATTTGGGTATTGCCCCATCCGATAGTCCACACCCCTGCTGGACAGGCATAAGCAACTAGGTTGCAGCCCTCAAATTCTTGGATGATTCGAATTGACGGTTCGAGGTAGATGGGGGCGGGTTGTTTGCCGGCTTGACTCCATGTCTTAAACCACGGCTGATCCCTATTAAAGAGATCAGGTACTCGCTTTAATAACTCCGCTTCTAGTTCAACGACTGCCGCCATTTGATGCGGTGTGCCTTGGCGGTAATAGCGGAATAGATCGCTAGGTTTAATCTGGCTCATCGCTTTAGGTTGCGGATTGCAGCTTTAATGGGGTCGTACAAGCCCAGCACCGCGCTCACCTGGGTAGCGGTAGCAATGCCGCCAATCTTCTCTTCAATTACATCAGTGACCACCGCCTGCATCTCTAGCGGCTTGGCATGATTTACCAACATGGATGGCAGCTCAATGTCGAGCTTGGCGAAGATCGCGGGCAGCTCTTTGCGAAGTGCGCGATCCACCGCGAGCTTGAGCAGGGTGCGGCCCAGCTCTAGTGCGATGGTGCGGAATATCTTGGTCATTGCGGTGACTTGGTGAGGATGCCGCCAATCCAACCAGCGGCCGTGCCTACCGCAGCATAGACAGCTGAAGACTGCGGGTCACAGTTGGATGGTGTGCGGAAGCGGCAAGCCGCAAGGTCGATACCGCCAATGGTGATGCCAACTGCTAGTAACGCTACTAGGCAGCGCAGTAGGTAACTGCGTTCGTTCATCGGCCTTCAAGCTTGCTAACGCGCTGCTCAACGCTATTAAGACGGGTATAGGTTTCGCGGCGGTCGTCCTTGATGTCAACGTGCATTGCCTCTAGCTGTAAGGCAATGTGCTCGACGGCAGAGGTAAGGCGTATGACAGCATCACGCGCTTGGTCGTTGCGGCGGGAAAATCCCATTGCACCCATCGCAGCCACGCTGATGGATGCTCCAGCAATAGCAGCGATGACCTCGATCATGGCGCCATTCTACCTATTTACCCTGGCCGCACCATTGCCTTGCCGAGTCAGCTTTGGGGTGCCGGGCTGGACTGCCATCGGTTACTCAGCCCAAGCAGCAGTAGCGATTGCCACCACCTTGGGGTCTTCGTTGGTCAGGTCATCGCCAGGCTGGAGCACATGACGGTGATAAGAGGTGGACAACACTTCGCCATCCTCAAGGACGCGGGTGGCCTGGCGGACCTGGATGGAACCAGATTCCAGGACTTCGATTTTGTCGATGACGACTTCTTTGATGAGAGCCATGTTTAGGAACTGCCGACTGGCAGAAACGGGTTTAGATGGGTCGTAGTTTTAAGCCGTGTTGCGGGCTGTTATTAACTAAACAAAATAAGTAGCAGCATAATCAATCCTAGTCCCGTTGCCTATGACCGATGTTTCGTTGGGAGTTGTTCCGGCTGCGGCTGCAATAGAAGTAAAATCAACCCTAGATGTTGTTGCAGGTATAGATCCAAGTAAAAACACAACATTTATGGCTAAATTTTGAAAAATGCCAACGTAAATGGGCGTTAATGCAGATGCAGCAAACGGTAGACCGCTTACAATTGCAGCGCTTCCAGTCCCTTTTGTGTTGATAACAAAGGTTCCAGCTATTGAAACTTTTCGGCCTACTTTGATGTAAGTGCCACTTCTAGAAGTGTAAGTTGCATCACCGCCAATGCTTGGCGTAAACGTCCCCTCTTCATAATCGTCCAGCGTGTTTGGATCGGCGCTGGCGACGGCGGTTGCGGGGAAAGTCAGGCCGTCTGATGTTTGGAGCTTGGCGCCAGATGTGTTGGCGGTGGCGGTGCCGACTAAGAGCCTGCCGGCGGGGTCTACACGCAGTCTTTCAGTTGAGTTCTGAACTATTGCATAACTGGCATCGCTTTTGACTTGAAAGCGATACGTTACAACTCCAGCATAAACAAGTGCCAGTAAGTCTTCTTGAGCTTTTTCGACATGCAACGGATATAGCGGACCGATTGTTCCAATACCGACGCGCGCGGAGCTGTCAATCCTCATCGCCTCCACGCCACCTTCAGCAAATGCCAGCGTGTCTGCTGTTGGGTTGAAGATGCCGGTGTTTGGGTTGCCGTCAAAGCTGAAGCTTGGTGCCGCTGCTGATCCTGCTGGTGCGCTGGCCAGCAGTTCGGCGTAGGTGATCTTCTTGTTCTTATCGGCTGCCGCTGCTTCGCTGATGTCAACAATGGGCAGCAGGTCACCAGTGGCTGGTGCTGTCAGCGACGTCAGGTCTGAAATCTTGCGGTTAGCCATGGTGTAATCTCTTTGGGATTAGTTTAGCCCCAACAGCTCGCGTAGCTCGGCTACGGTCAAGCCAGCGGCGGCAAGCTTTTCGGTTGGTGTTAGTTCGATGGGAGTTGCAGGCTCTGGTGCAGGCTCGGGGGTGTTGCCAGCCTCTACCCATTCCAAGTATTCGCGGTAGTCGGAGTTTCCAGGGTCATTGGGAATAACCGCGCCATCTGAGAGGCGGATGATGCTGGTGCTGGTGGTGAGTTGATACATGAGGATTACAGTTCGGAGGAGAACGAAGTCCAAGTTATAGATGCAGCAAAGTCACCACCTCCGCTGGAAGTTAACTGTGCCGATGCCCCAATTACGCCAAGCGCAGAAATAGCTCCTGCTACTGCGTTTGTGCCTGCACTCCATCCTCCTGCAATTGTTGGAGCAGCTCTCATTTGCGTTGGAAAATATATTTGAGTATAAGTGTTTGAACTCGAACCCCCGCCATAACTTTGCTCAATGTAAGTTGCATTTGGTTGATAGAAATACCTCTGACACAACGCCAGCTCGGTCCCAATCGGCCGCTGCTCAAACGGGGTGGCGACACTGCCGAGTTCTAATTGGACTTGGGTAAATGTACCGCTACTAAATTTCACTGTAGCGTTAGTGCCGCCTGTCAACGTGACATTGCCGCCCTTGGCTACAGCAGTGCCGCCAACTGTTGCCGTAGCAGTGCCAGTCCAGTTCAGGGTGTAAGTGCCGCTAACTATGCTCAGCCCTTCAACCACTTGCTCGCACCCACCTGCTGGTGCTGTAACAGTGCGGACGTTGGCGCTGTCAGTGAAGCTAATGTTCTGGCCGGATGTAACAACGCGCCAGCGATCTAATGTGTACTGGTTGGCAACCGTAGTAGCAGTGCCGGAAACATAGCTCCGTTGGTTGATAGTGGGGTTGCCGTTGATGATGACGTTGCGGAAGCCAGCCAGTGGGCCGCCGTTGAGGTTGGCGACCTGCACCTGATCTAGGCCGGCATCAATCTTGAATAAGTTTGCGTTGGTGTCACCTTCAACGCGGAAGTCAACATCTACGCCGCCATCGTTAAACACCACCTCGGTGTTGCCAAACTCGACGCGCTCGACTCCGTTAGTAGCAATGCCAAACTGATCCGCGCCAGCACGAAAGATACCGGTATTCGTGTCGCCGTCAAATGCAATAGCAGGTAGGGCAGCAGTGCCTGCATCATCTGCAAGCACCGCACCGGTTAGGGTGCCGCCTGCAAGGCTCAGCAGCCCGAGGTTCGCGTCAGCCAAGGTGCCGACGGTGATCCAGGCGCTGTTGGCGGCATTGCGGATCTTCAGTAGGCCGGTGGTTGTATCTGCCCACCACTGGTAGGCATAGGTGGTGCTCGGCTGCGTTGCCCCGCTGTTTTGGCTGACAATTGCAGCTAGGCCGTTGTTCAGGTCACCACGGAAGGCGGCGCCTGACTGGTTGGAAATGATGTAGTCGTGCTGTGCCACTGCTTAGATCTCCTTGCCGTAGCCAACGGCAGTGTAGCTGAACTGTCTGCTCACAGAAGTGCCGGCGCTGTTCTTGAACTCTACTGTAAAGCCAAGGCGCGTCACTGCGGTGATCAGGAAGAAGTCGCCAGTGGCCATATCGCTAGACGTAATGCCGATGTTGGGTGCCTGGTAGAAGGCATTGGCAAAGGTGGCGGCGTAGGTGCTGGCGCCGCTAGTAAGCACTGCTGATTGCTCAGTGTATAGCTGTAGCTCCATCTCCACGCCAAGCTCGTCGATCAGGATGTTTATTGAAGGATCGCTTGATGTGGCAATGGTTTTGAACTGGAAGCCCCTGCCGCGCACGATGGCATTAGCAAACTGGTTCCAGTCGCCGTAAACGGGAGTGCCGGCGGGGTCGTCATTGGTAGTGCGCACATACATCTCTGCGTTTACCCTGTCAAGATTGTCCTCATCAATTTCCGGCCAATCGTCGATTAGCAGTGTGTTGTCGTCAAATAACTGGCCAGGCAGAATCGGCCGCGCCGCAAAACGCCGCCTGATATTTACGTCAAAGACGCTGCCCATATCCCATGAGCTACCAAACTCATACTCACCGGCAGGATTGACGCCGCCGATAACGTCAATAGACGGAAGAGCATCGAAGTCGCCATCGAGCGCCATGGTGTCTATGAGCTGGCCAGAATCAATAACAATTCCGTCTAGCTCAAGGTCGTAATACATCCCCGTGACGTTGCCGCTAAACGGCGGCGCCTCTTGGTCTTCAGCAAAGGATTGCACCAACAACCGGGGTTGGGGTGTAGGTAGGCCTACTACTACTGCAGTGGCGTTTATTGAACGGTTGCCAAAGTCATCTTCAAACTTCAGTAGGTAGCTGCCTTCAAGAAGTGGCACTTGCTTTTGCGTTTGGCTGCCTGCCGCCGCTGGCACAATATCCTGTGAGTCTTCCCATGCAGGGGTGACAATCGCGACGTTGTGCCGGATTAGCACCTTGCCGCCTAGCAACACGTCAAGCTCAGTAGCACGTTCCCAGCTTAGGATGGCGCTTGCCTCGTCAATTGCAAGCAGGCTGACGCCTACTACGTCTGTGGGTGGCGCAGTCTTGCCAAATGCTTGGAATGTCAGTAGTGCAGGTTCCAGCGATGGTCTTAAGTTGGCGCCAATTGAATAGACTTCAATCGTGTAAACGCCGGGGGATGTGTCGAGGATTTCAAAGTCAAGCCGCGAAATCGTGAAGATGTTCCAGTTGCCGGAACCAAACCGCCAGCGGATCTTGTAGTCCTTAACTGCTAGCACTGGCTGCCAATCAACAACAAGCTTGCTCTTGGCAATGCCTCCACCGTCGTATAGCAATTCTGTAGCGGCTAAATTGGTTGGCGGTTCGGGGATAATGTTCAGGTCTGTTATGTCGGGCTGCTGTAGCGGCTGGTCGCGCTCAATGTAATCGTACTTGCTGGAGTTATACGATAGTGCGCTGACGCTGTAGTTAATGCCGTCCTGCTCTTGGATGGCTAGCACCCGCCACGTTGACGGTTGGATGTTGCTGGTTTCGTAGACCCAGACGCTGTTTACATTTGGCGCAGTGGTAAATGCTGCCGATACCGTGATGACATTGCCGGCGATGGATGAAACCGTGCGCTTCTCGACGCTGCCGTCAGGCAAGATTGCCGACAGTTGAGCGCCTGATGCCGTCAGGTCGGTGGCGTCATCAACTGTAATGGCCGTTGTGGTTGCAGCAGAGATGCGCCCGCCGCGTCTTGCGCCCGCTTTGACTGGATCAGCTACCTCAATTACTTGCCCTGGCCGCACTACAACACCGGCATCAACGCTGGTTGTGAATGTGATGGTTTCATTTTCGTAGCGCTCGGAGTAAATAATCCACTCGCCAATGCGCCGTGCCTGGCCGCGGCTGGTGCAGGCAAAGGCGCTGATTTCAGTTTTGATGACGCCATACTTGGCGATATTTTCAGCATCTTCTACTACCTCAAATACGGTGTCGCGTAGTTCCAAGTCGAGGTAGCTGACTACGGCAACATTGGGTCTCGTCTTCAGGCTGCTGTTGCTGTAGCTGAAACCTTCCTCGGTGACGTTTGCCAGCGTAAACAGGTAGGCCGGATCGACGGGCTTATCTTGGGCGACGGTCAGCGAGCCCAAGCCCCAGAAGGGCATCACGCGGAACACGCTGCACATGTCGTTGATCAGCTTGTACGCATCCTCCTGCGTTTGGATGTTGGTGTTGCAGGAGAAGCGAGGCTCGTAGCCGCCGAAGCCGTCAAGCACCAGCTCGGAGGCATATTGCGACGCGGAGAAAAATGCAAACTTATCTAGGCTTGCGGCGGTGATGTGCTCACCGAAGCCGTACCTAGTGCTGGTCAGCAGGTCCCACAATATCCATGCCGGGTCGCTGGTCCATTGGGCAGCGCCAAAAGTGCCATTCCAGACGCCTGCGTAGGTGATGCGGCCGTTGGTTTGATCGACGGTTGCATTGCTGGGTACGGCCACCTTGACGCCACGCACCCGATAGCTGCGGCTGGGGATGCTGTTGAACTGCTCGGCATCGATGCGGATGCCAACCAGTGCGCTGTTGGGGTAGGCGATCTTGGCGTAGATGATTTCTGTGTAGCTGGACCAAGAAAACTCATTGGCCAGGCGTAGGTCGTTGCTGTCAGGAGTGATGCGCGTAACGCGGACATCCACCGGGAACGTGCCAGCTAGGGCAATTAGGTAGTCGCGCTGATATAGGTCGCCGGATCGACCTGCGATGGTGTCGTCGATGACGGTAGTGAAGCCGCCACCGTTGTACTGGATGGCGATCTGCAGCCTGGCCGATTCGCCTACGGTGTCGCCCTCGTTGGTGATGCGCTCTAGGCGCGGCACCGTGATGGTGACGCGGACTGCTTCAGTTTGTGAGTCGGTGATGGTGCGAGTGACGGCACCATCGTTGCGGACCGTTACGCTGACCGGACGTTCATCCTCGATTACACCAGCAAAAGGGATGGCATCTTGATTCTGGGTGCCATTGCGCGTGTAGATCGTGACGTTTTGAAAGTTGAAGGTGCCGTCTGGGTTTTGCAGCGGGGTGTTATCAAGGAAGATGCTTTTGAACCCGTCTTTCAATCCAGCGATCTCGCCTTCGCTGATTAGGTCGATGACCTGGGCGTACTGAGTTGAGTCGAGGCTGTCGTTTGCAGTGGTTGGGGTGCGAGCAGCACCGCCACCGCCACCTTTGCCGCCACCACCGCTGCCGCCTGCGCCGATGATCGTCATGCCTGCACCTGCACGGTGTCGATGCCAGCGGAGATAACCACGCTGCCGACGATGGTTTCACCGTAGACGATGGGAACCGGTACGCCCTGGCGGCTGGTGTTTTGAATGCCGCTGAAGCTGTAGCTCTTGCGCGGGTCGTTTTGTGTGTCAGGTCCGGTGGGTATCTTTGGTGTGGGCGTCAGAAGCTGGGCTACGCCACCAAGGACGAGGGTTGCACCTGCAAAGAGAAGGACGCTGCTAAGTGCTACTGGAGCAGCAAGACCAAGTAGTCCAAGAGTTGCGCCACCTGTAAAAAACGCGCCCACGATCAGCAATGCACCCAAAATAATCCGCCCCGTTGCACCACCAGCGCCGGCCATCACGGGCACGATCTTGATTTCTTGCTGGCCGGCGGGGTCGTGCAGCTCTTCTAGTTCGAGATCGTAGGTGCCGACACTTACGCGGTAATGCTGGTCAGCCATGTGGCGTTCCAGCTCGGGCCAGTTCGCAACTAGAAATCGCACGGCTTCAGCGGCGGTTGCTACGTCGGCTTCAAGAATGCGGTGGCCGACAAACTTGGCCAGCTTGCCGTACAGCTTGATCTTACGCAACATGACGCAACCTCCTACCCGTACACTTTAGGAGCCAGCCGGAATAGAAGTCACGTCCGCTTAGGCGATGTTGGATGTGGTGCAGCACTTCTTGATGGCCGAGGTAGACGGCGCAGTGGTTGAGGCCGGCGCTGTTGATGGCTAGCAGCAACGCATCACCGTGTTGGAGTTCTTCGTCCTCGTCCAGTTCTCTGAAGCCGGTGTCGCGCCAGCACTTGTCGAAGTAGGGCGATAGTTGAAAGTCATCAGGGTTGTTGCAGCGCTCCCAGTCGCGCAGCGTGATGCCACGCTCGGCGTACCAGTCACGGGTGAGGGTCCAGCAGTCGTGGACGCCCCACACCCACTCGCGGCCAATTAGCGGCGCCTTGTAGCCAGATGGCGTGCATTCGCCCCACTGCCCGGTTTTAGGGTTGACGACGTACCAGGGGAGCCCGCTGGTTTCGCACGCTGCTAGGTCTGCTGGTGAAGGCTGGGCCGGTGTTGATGGATGGCTATGCACGATGGCGACGATCTCGCCTTGGTCTTCAGCATCCGCCCAATCAGCGGGGTCCAGCATGAAGAATTGACTGGGGCTTGCTGCAAGATTGCGGCATGGCACATAACGCTTGCGGCCCTTGATGATGACCAGCAGGCCACACGCCTCGCGGGGGTCTTCAGCTTGCGCGTGTTCTAAAGCTGTGTCTTGCCAGGTCATGTGGTATAGGTGCCAATGCCAGGGAAGGATCCGAACGGTAGGTTTGCGTTGGCCCTGAATGTATAGGACTGATCAGTTGCAAAGAATGTATAGGTGGCCGATGGAATGCCAGCGAATACATAGAATGTCCAAGTGGCGGCTTGATTGCTGATTCCAGTGTTTTGCGTTAGGTCGGCAATGGTATTTCTAGTAACAAATGTATTTCTTCCTGATACACCTTTTCGAGTAACACTGCGCACATTTGCTATTTGTGTATAGCGATTAAGAGGCAGCAAGCTGCTGGCTATAAACCATCCAACGGTAAGCGACGTGGCTTCGGGAAAATATACTGACGCGTCAAAGACAGTCCCGCTTGCGGAGCCAACTACACTAAAGAATTGCGTAAGGTCTACGGTTGAGCTAAGCGTAACCGTAGTGCCGGAAACCGCTACTACTTGGCAATTGGCAGGCAAATAGGTTCCTGTTACAGCCATGCCAGGAGCTATGCCAGTAGCACTGGAAACGACAATCTGCGTGTAGTTGCCTTGGATGGTGCCAGTTGTCACCACGCCGCTGCTGGCGGTGGCATTCTGGCTCAGCGTCACCAAGGCACCGCTCACACTTGAGACAGTCGTGCCAGCGGGTAGGCCGAAGCCTGTAACGGGATCGCCAGTGCTGAATGAACTGGCCTGCGTAAGCGTGAGGATATTGCTGCCAGATGTTACTGAGCCGGTGCGGTACTGCTGCTCAAAGCGCAGCTCACAGCTGCTTAGCTGCTTGCCGCAGGCGTCTTCAGCCAGTGTCGCTACGGGCTGGTTGTTGGTGTTGAAATATGCGTTGCCGGCATAGCCGCACTCAGGACCACGGTATTTCCACTGGCATACGTTGCTGACACACTGACGCTTTGGTGCACGAACGCCAATCAGATCAAATACTGCTGCCAGCTCAAACTCGATGACGTCGCGGGTTTCAACTACCTTGCGGTCGATGTAGTAGATCTCCCGCGGGAACTCTGCCGTAGGGTCGGGTGTGGCGTCCGTCGTTTCAAGTCCTACGCTACCGCCATCCTCAAGTAATAGAAAATCTAAATCTTCAAGCAGTAAAAAATCAAAGGGTGCAAAATTAGCAGAATCCAAGTACCGCCCTAAGGTGCGGATGCGCGTCACCTTGGCGCCTTCTAGGCCATTTGGCAGCGTCAGGATTAGTGCTGTGATAGTGCCAAGGATATTGCTAATACGCAGCTTTGGCCGTGGCAGTTGCCCTTGCCCGCTGTACTCAAACCCCTCTGCTTCAAGGGGAAAGCGCATATACTCATTGCCGGCCCAGATAATGTTCTGGTTGTCATCAGCATTGACGCCAGCATGAAAGCGGTATGTTTCGTTTACACCATGTTGCGCAGCATTTAGCTCCAGCTCAAACAGCTCGATAATTGCGCCTGGCGCAATTGCCTGCAGCGCACTAACAGGTACGGTCACGGTTCAAATACCTGCATGAAGGTAACGTCTATTTTGCTGCGCTGAAACTCAAACAGCTCTCGAATCCAGCTAGAGCAAGTCCACTTGTAGCTGGTATTGTCGTCTGGCGGTGTCCAGTCAAAGCTGGCGCCATCAGCAGCGCGGGCATCAAGGAATGCCTCGATGATGTCGGCGTCGGCGTCGCTGACGCTAAAGCTAAGGTTCCATTCCTTAGGGTTCTGGTTGAGGCCGAAGGTGACACGCTGCTGGTAGCCATCACCAAACTGGGCGGTGCGTATCTTAGGTTGGCTTTTTTTGGTGGCCGAGTATGTCGGTTCGTAGGCGGGGAAGGTAGCCATTACGCGAGCAATCCTCCAGGGCGCTTCTGTTTGACCAGCTCTTGCTGGATGGCGGCAGCGATCAAGCGACCGAGCTGTTTGCCTTCTTGTTCATCGCCTTCTACCTTACTACCGCTGGCGTCTACATTCACTACCACGCTGACGCCGCCGCCACCCATCTTGTCGTTAGCAACAATGGTGCCGCTGCGGCCTGGCACAAACAGTTCAGGGCCACGCTCGCCCACCATGTAGGTTTGGCCGCTGGATACCGGGCCGCCTTTGGCGCGCTGAGGGATTCCGTAATTTGGCCCTAAGGTACCGAACTTGCCGACTGTTCCGCCGCCAGCTCCTAGTGGCGTTGATGCGCTGAATGGGGTCAAGAATGCCTTGATCGCGTTAATCGCTTGCTCAACAACAAAAATCCTGATTAGTTGATTGGCAATATCAACGAGAACACCGGATGCAATTTGCTGCAAGCTCTTCTCCCACCCTTGCGCGCCACTAATTAGCGCATCAAATGCAGACCCAAGCCCTTGGCCAAGCGTATTTGCAACGCCATCAGCAAGCTGCAGTTGATTTTGAACAGCCGTATTGAGCTCATACTGTTTTTCAACAGCTTTCTGCAGCGATGTTAGCCTGTCTTGATCGCTTTGATCCTGCAAGGCATCAAGCTCACGTTGCAGGTCAACTTGATTGGCAGTAAGCGCATTTAGCCCTTCGTAGATAATAGCTTTTTGCGCGTCTAGATTAACTTCTTTTGCTAGTTCCTGTGCGTAACGATATTGGATCTCCAGCTCTCGCTCTTGCGATTGCAAACGAGCGACAAGCATCTTATCGCCAGCAGCTTCTGCCGCTGCAATACGATCTTGCTGTTGTGTTTTGACAACAATAATCTGACCTTCTGCCAGTCGATTGCGGATAACATCTTTAACCCTTGCGGCTTCTTGAGCTGCTGCCTCTGCGGCGCGTTCCGCTTCACGGGCTGCTTTGTCTGCTGCGCCTTTACCGCCACCCGCAGTACGACCACCGCCACCGCCACCTAGCAGCGCAGGAGTAGCAGCAGGCATAGAGGTTGCGGTTACCGCAGCTTTTACTTGCCCAGTGCGGTAGCCATAGGATTCAATTAGATCACGCTCTCGTTGGCCGACAAGTTCTTGAAATTGTTGGTTACGTTTGAATGGATCTTTAATCCGCCGGCCTTCTACAATTTGCTGCGCTTCTGTTTGGGCTTGATTTAAGATCTGTTTGCGTTGGTCCTGGCCGATGCCAAATGATTTAGCTCTGGCGCCAGTTGCAATTAACTGGTTAATTAGATTAATTGCAAAAATTGCTTCATTCAGCACCGCCTTAATTGCTGGCGATAGCGCAGCCCCAATGCCACGCGCCAACCCATCAATGCCATCTTGAAGCGTTGATAGTCGGCCTTGCAAGGTATCGCTCTGCGCAATGGCGCCATTGGCGTATTTGCCGCCTGCACTGGTAAGCCGGAGTATTGCAACCTCTACAGCTTCAGACCCGATGCGCCCTTTCTCTAGCGCCTTTTGGAACTCTTCGCCCGAGAGCCCATACATCTTGCGCAGTTCTGCTTGCAGCGCAACGCCCCGCTCTTGGAACTGCAGAAGTTCTTCGCCCTGCAACCGCCCTTTAGCCTGCACCTGACCATAGGCCGTTACCAGCCCAGACAGCTCAGCCCCAGTGGCGCCGCTTACATCTGCCAGCCGCTTGGTGGTCTCAACTACCTTGTCAGCTTCAACGCCAAACGCTTGCAGCCGCTTAGCTGAGTCAATTAGCTCAGTGCTGGTAAATGGCGTGACAGCGCCAAGTTGCTGTAGCTCTTTAATGATTTGCCCAGCTTTCTGCGCGCTGCCGGTCAATACTTCTAGGCTGCGCGTCTGGCTTTCTAGTTCAGCAGTTTTTGCGAATATAAACTTTGCTCCTTGAATGACTGCAAATGCAGTTGCTAACTTGCCAACTGCTGCTGCAATGCCGCCAAACGCTTTCTCCGTTGCCGTCGCTTGCGACTGCACCTGCCGCAGTTTGCTAACAGCACCGCTGCTGTCAACATTAATGGCGACATTAGCGACAACCGACACAGCCCTACCGCCTTTGCTTCATTCTACGCTCTTGCTGTTCGTTGGTCACATCAAAATATGCTGACCACAGCAGCAGCTCTTCCATCGTCAACTCTGACTTAAGCCGTATCAAGGTGTAGCCAAGCTCTTTAGCTACACCCATCTGCAGCATCAATAGGTTGTCACGCTTTAGCTCCGCCTTTAACGCTTTTCATATCAAGCTCTTCGGTTTCCTCCGGGTTGGTGATGATGGCTAGCATCATCTGCTGTAGGTCAGCATCAAGCACATCATTCTTTAGCTCAGCAATTTGACCAGCAGCAAACAGCCGATTGCCTGTGTCATCGACTGCTTTGGTAACTAGCAGATTGAGTGCAAAACCATTGGGATCACCACCACCAGGCATATTCTGCGCTCGCTCACGCTCTGCCATGGTCAGCGGTGCTGAGTAAAACTCAATCTCAGTGCCATCGCTAAGGGTAACGGTGCGCTTGGTCGGGGTGAGATTAGCTGCTCTTTTGAGACGATCTAGGGTGGATGCCATAAAAAAATTAGGTTGATAGCTGTATTTAAGCACAAAAAAACCCCAGCGACAGCCGGGGCAATTTGCTATCAGGCGCTGGTGCTGAAGTCAAATGTAGGAGTACCGCTTGGCCGGAAGGTGATCTCCACCATTTGGGCATCATCTGGGTTGATGTTAAGGCTAGCGGTCAGCAGCACTGCATCCATGGCGATGCTGCGGCTAAGTGCCTCAGTGGCGCCCTTGTCGGTGTACAGCTTGAAGCCGCAACCAACCTGTTGGCGTTGGATGACGTCTTCCACCATCCGGTTGGACAGCGCGGCATCTTCGTTGGTGACGTAAACGCTAGCGGTACCGCTGCCATCAGCAAAGCCAGGGATGTAAGCGCGGAATGGCGCATACTGCCCAACAGCTTGACCGATGGTGGTTACGTCAATCTCAGCGCGGCTGATCTCGAATCTCCATGACTGCACCTGCCCAACGGCGGCGTAATCGGCGTAGTACACCTCAAACTCGTTAGGTGCTGCCAGCGTGCCATCATCGGTGATAGCAAGGATGGTGCCGCCGGCGGTCGTGGAAACTGTCAGCGCACCAGTGGCAGCGGTGTAGGACAGCACGTAGTAGG